TTATTGAATTATTATACTGTCACCAGTCCAAATGATTTTATTTATTACATTCTTTATAGCTGTTTGTCTTTCTTTCATATTCATTTTATCAAAGTCTTTAATAAAATTTTGTCTATTTTTTTCTTTTAATATTAAGTCCTCTTTGTTATAGGATGATGAGATTTCTTCTTTTTCTAATTCATTTAACTGTTCTTGCAGATTATTGATCTCTAAATTAAGAGCTTCCATTTTATCTATTAATATATTGGTTAGGCTAGCATCTACAAGGGCAAGTCTACTTACTAAGCCATCAAGTATTTTTTTCTTTTCTTCAATTTCTTTTAATAATGGTTCCTTAATTTTAGAGTAATCCTTGTTTATATTATTGTTAGAATTATTTATCTTTTCAAAAAAATTAATATCTTTTAAAGTTAAAAAAACATCATTTTCAATTTTATCAATATTAGCGAATTTATTGCCACATTTGCTTGGACAAGAAAAATAAATAGATCGACTACCATCTTTTCTTTTATGACCTAATACAATAATCATATTTGTGCCACATTTACATTGAACCATTTGAGCTAAAAAGCTTTTTGAACTTATACGAGGAGCGTAATTACCTTCAAATGTTTTTAACTTGTTTTGTGCTTGGATAAAAGTGTCTAAATCAATTACAGCTTTATGTTTGCTAACAGTAGCCAATTTCATACCTTCATTTTTAACTTTCTTACCATTTACATTTTTATGTTTTCCATAAGGTAAATAACCACAGTTGTTAGGGGTTCCAACAACTTCATAATCTAAAACCTTATTTAAATAAGTGCTGGCATCAATGGAGCTTTGTAAATAAGTTATATTATGAAGTATTCTACTTATTGTTTTTTTATCACAATTAAATTCTTTAGCAAGTTTATTTATTCCTTTACCATTTATAAATTCATTAAAAATATATAAGATATTAGTTTCATCTTCTAATTCTAAATATTTAGCGCCATTTATATTAATTATTTTATAGCCAAACGGAGCAGTACCACCTGTCCATCTTCCCTCTCGAGCAAGCTTCATCATACTATCTTTAACTCTTTGTCTAATATTTTCTCTTTCAATTTCAGCAAGTGAAGCGAGTAAAGTCATCATCAATCTACCTGCAGGAGTAGAAGGGTCGTATTTATCTTCAACACAAATTAAGTCAATTCCATATTCTTTTAAAGTATTAAATGTTGTAAGAAAATCTAAAGTATTTCTTGCTATTCTATCAAGCTTGTAACAAGCTACAGCATTAAATTTATTTGCAGCAGCATCAATCATTAATTTTTGAAATGCAGGTCTATTTGTATTACCTCCACTAAATCCATCATCCTTATAGATAGTAAAGTTACATTTCTCTTTAAAATAATTTTTTATAACTTCTGTTTGTGCTTCTAATGATATTGAATTATCATCACCTTTTACAGATTTTCTAATATATATTGCTATGTTCTTCATGAATAAAACCTCCTTGTTTGAGTTAATAGTAATATAATTTTTTGATTAAGTAAAATTTACAAAACAAGTAATATTTAATAAAATTACATTTTAATGTAAAATATTTTACCGTTAATACAATTCTAATATTTCTTTCTTCACATATTGTTAATATACACAAAATTCCAAAAGGTAAAAAAGCAACCAAAATTTTCTAAAATAACATTTTATGTATACAATAAATTTTCATCTTTTCAATAAGCTAGAAATTATCAAATTCATAAATTTACTCGGTTGCTAAGCTTGGCTAATTTTACTAAAATGCAAGTGTAGCCAAGCTACACTAAAATAAAAGAGGTGAAGAGTTGTGGAGGATATAATACTCTTAGAAATATTAGTTAAAAATAAAATAAAAGAAATATTAAAAAAAGGAGATTAGCTCTCCTCTTTCTTTTGTTCTTTTTTTAAGAATAAGTGTTTTATATCAGCTTTTAACGCAGTAAGTAATATATCCTCAATATCTTCATTAAATGAAACTGTTTTGTCTAAAAGATTATTTTCTATTAAAAATTCAACTGTGTTTCTAATGCAATTGAAATCTTTTCTTTCTTCCAAAAAGTCAGTTTCTATACCATACAACCAATAACTTTCAGGAATAGAACTGTATTCACATAGTTTTTTTAAGAACTTCTTACTAGGATTCCTAGCCCCTCTTTCAACCATAGCATACAGTTGTTCAGATAATCCTAAAATTTCAGCCATTTCTTTTTTTGTAGATATTTTTAAAATATTAACTCTATAATTTTCTAAGCGTTCATTAAAGTTAGTCATTCACTTACCTCCTTCATCTATAAGATAACACAATTTTGTTTTTAATGAAACAAAAACATTTCAAATAAAACAAATTTGTTTTATTTGAAATGTTGAGAAAACACAAGTAAATAGAAGAAAAATAGAAATGATTTATTATAATGATATTATTTTAGGTTTTTATATAAAACAAATTTGTTTTATAATGAGGATGTCGAAAGGAGGTGTTTGAAAATGACTGAATTAGACAAGCTTATTAAAAATAGCGACTATAAGTTAGAAGCTTTTGAAAATGAATTAAATATTTCAAGAGTTACCTTTTGGAGAATACGAAAAGGAAAACGACCTTTAAGAGAAAGAGAGATTAATAAGCTTTCTAAAATGCTTAATATTTCAGAATTAGAAATAAAGGAAGTGTTTGAAAATGTTAGAGGTAATTCTATTGGAGTTAGAAGTTAAAAGTAAAATCGAAAAATTAAAAAACAAGGAAGTGAGTTAAATGAATAACTTAATGATTTTCGAAAACAAAGAATTAGGAATTGATGTAAGAACAATTAAAAATGATGATGGAAGCATCTCTATTAATGTAGAAGATTCAGCAGTAGGCTTGGGATGGAGTAAAACAGAAGTTAAAAATGGTAAAGAATATAAGACTATAAGGTGGGTTACATTAAATAAATATTGCAAGGAATTTGGTTTCGACAACAAGTTGGCGAAAGATGATTATATCCCAGAAAGCCTATTCTATCTATTAGCAATGAAAGCAAATAATGATGTAGCGAGAAAGTTTCAAACTTGGTTAGCAGTTGAAGTTATTCCAACTATAAGAAAGAGTGAACAATATCAAATTGAAAAGAAAGCAACAAGTGCAATAGATTTATTTGAAACACAATTAAAAGCATTAAAGGAAGTTACACAACAACTTAATGAAGTTAACCATAAGGCATTAGAAGCAAAAGCAGAAACTAAAAAGCTAGGAGAAAGATTAGATAATCAAACACTTTCTACAGCACAAACTAAGAAAATTAAAAAGATAGCAAATAAAATAGCTGTTCCTCTAGTTGGGGGAAAAGGTAGTAATGCTTATGAGCCTATGATTAGAAAAGTCTATAAAGATATTTACAAACAGTTATTTAGAGAATTAGGTGTAAATGCAAGTGATGAAATAAAGGTTAAGGATTTTAACTTTGCTTTAGAAGTTATGGAAAACTATAAAATTGCAACAGCACTTAAAAATGAAATAGATATGCTCAATAACCAAAGTAAGTTAAATATACAGTAAGAGGAGTTAGAAATGAGTAAGGAAAAGGTACTTGAAGTATTAGAGGGTTTTAAAAACTCCGCTGAGGAATTGGTGAAGTTTGAAAGTGATAGAGCACTTAAAGAATATTTTAATGGTAGAGTGAAGGCGCTAGAACTTGCAATAGCAACCGTAAAAGTTCATGGGGTTAATGAAGGAGGAGAGTAATTTGGCTAGAAAAAAGCAAACTGAAAAAATAGATATTGATTTAAGCAAATTTAGAAGAGTGGACAAGGCAACAAACTACCCAGTCTATATAGGAATTCCTAATGATGTACTAGAGGAAGGAATGGCAAAAATGTATTTATACATGCAAAAGACACTAAGAGAAAAAGGATTAACAGAAAAATGTTAACACCAGTAGGACACTTTCTTTTAGGTACTATTTCTACAGCGACAACAACATTTTTGAGTGTGTTTTTTCTTGAAAAGTACCTAGAAGAAAGAAACGGCAAAAAGAGATTTGAGTATCTAGTATTGAGTGTTAGTAATATGTTGAGCTTTCTTTTTGTAGTGAATGTGGTTTAGGAGTAAGTTTATGAACTATAAATATGTACAAGTATTAAAAAGCAGATATAGTAAGGAGACTTTTGAAAGCATCTTATTAGCTGTAGATCAAGATTTAAAATTTAATAAGCTTGGATTTAATAAGCGTATTACAAATAAAGAGTTTCTAAGAATTATTAATATAACAGAAGAAGTGTTTAGGAGGATTTAATGAGATACAAATTTATTGACCTTAAAGAAAAAGATAACTTTTGTGATATGTACGAGAGTGGAAAATTAGAGAAGGGTATTTATATAGTAGAAAATCTATATGATTACATGGTCGTTGATAATTTAGATGGTTATTTTGATGTTGAATTTTTTAGAACTTTAAAAGGATGTAAAAAGTATATATCAGAAGAAATGACCGCAGCAGAAGTCATATTGTGGGAACAATCAAGAACTATAAAACAAGAGAAATTAACGTATATACTATATTACCTTTTGATATTTAGTATGGTGCTATTTCTACTTTACTTAATAAAAATTTAGTTAGGAGCATTATATATGAGAAAAGTAAATACAGGTTGCTTAGGCGTACTAATTGCTTTAATAACATTTTGGGTAGTTATTTGCTGTGTAGCTTATAAAGTGGAGTTGTGGCTATGGATATGTTAGAAGTATCTAAAAGAATTACAGAGAATGTACAAGAAAGACTAAGTAAATTAAAAATAGAAAAACATCTAAAAGTTTTAATAGAGGAAGAAATAAAAAGAGAGTGCCAAGGCACCGACCAAAGTAGCCAAAGCACTCAAAAAAATTTAAAGTCAAGTAAATTCTAACACAAGTTAGATTTATTAGAAAGAGGGAGAGAGTATGGATCAAATAAAATACGAAGGGAAATCTATTCTTTCTAAAGGGTATGGCATTATACCAAAGTTGGTTATGCAATCTAATATAAGTATAGAAGCAAAATCTATTTATGCATATATGTGCAGTTTTGCTGGAAATGGAGAAACAGCATTTCCTAGCATAGAAAAAATAATAAAAGATTTAAATATATCTGAATCAAGATTTTACAGACATAGAAAGCAACTAATTGAACATGGATTTATAAAAGTTCAACAAAATAAATTAAAAGGCAAAGTGATTAATAACACATATATAATATTGCAAGTAATTAGCAATAAAGAGAACGGTACTATAGATAAACCGTACCCTCAAAATAAGGGAACGGAAATAAAACCATACCCTCAAATTGCGTGCACGGAAATTGCATGCACGGAATTTGCGTGCACGGAAAATGAGGGAAGTAATAATAACAAAACAAATAATAACAAAACAAATAATAACAATATAAATAACAACAACATAGACGTTGTTGCAAATAAGAATTTTCAAAAGCTCTTAAAAGGATTTGATGAAAAGGAAATAAAAACAATTTTAAAATTCTGTTTTGAAAATGAAATAGGGATTGAAGTTGTTGAAGAAAAACTAAAAATTATTAATGGAATGAAAAAAGTAAATAACAGAGTAGGTGCTCTTATGACAGCTATAAAAGAAAATTGGAAGCCTAATAAAGGACAAGTTAATAATAACTGTAATTTTAGTCAGAGGGAGTATGACTATGATTCTTTGGAAAAACAGTTGTTAGGTTGGGAAGAGTAGGTGGTGTTAATGCTTAATATAGGAGATAAAGTGAAACTTATAGATATTAACTTACGTAAAGAAATTGCTTTTGAGGAGCAAGAAGGAGTGCTTGAAAGGATATATAAGGATTTTATTCTTATAGATTTAGAGAACTATAAAACTTGTTTAAATAAAGCAGATTTAATCGAAGGTGAAGGATTTAAATTGCAAGTTAGACAAGATAATAAATGGTTAGATATCGGAAAAGAGATATTTAAAGATACTAAGTTATTAGATGGACAAAAAGATAGAAATATATATAGACCTTATAAGAAAAGAAATAAGGAGAGAAGATAATGGATAAATTAGATCGTGAAAAAGTTTTAGATTTTGCTATAGCAACAAGTGTTTTAGTATTTCATGTTGAGAACTTATTAGAAGAGTATGAGTGTAATGGTGAATTAACAGATAATCAATTAATTAAAATCAAACATAGAATTAGAATATTAAAACAACGTGAAAAAGGATTCAAGAAAGTTTTAGGAATTGAGGTAGAGTAGTTATGGAGAAAAGTTGTGAAAATTGTTATTTTAAATTATTTGAAAACATTAAGAGACATTGTCGTCATAGTAAAACAGAGCCAGTGAATCATATGTGTGATGAGTATATTGAAAGATGTTCCAATTGTTCTAGTGTAGCAACTCATAAATACGGAGATGAAGTGTATTGTGCAACATGCTTATTAGAAATGTTTGGAGTTGAAAAAGTTACAACAACTGAATATTATTTAAACTTTAATAGTTTAGGTGATTCGGAAGATATGAGGGAAATTATAAGAAATTTAGCTAGTGAGGCAAATGAGGATATAGAAGAATTAGATTAGGTGGTTTTATGAAGATAGTTCTTGTTTAAGAGAATAATATAATAAGAATCCTTGAAGGTACTGGAACTGTTAAAAGTAATGTTCTAGGAATGAGAAGTAGATTGACAAGCGGAGAAGTCAAATACTATGAACTTGATTATGATAAAAGTTTAGGAGTATCAGTTGATGCATATGTAGAAACTTTAAATCAATTTCCAGACTTATTAGAAAAATCAAAGATGATCAAAGAAATAACTTTTTAGGAGTGAAAAGGATGAATATTAAGATTGAAGCAAAAGAGCTTATAGAATTTAAAAAAGTGTCTAGGGCTAAGGAAGTTCAAATTAAAACAAATGGAGAGAAAATAGAGATATATAGCAATGTAGATGATATAGAAATATTAAAGAGCATAGATGGAGTTATAAATGAAACAGGGACATGCACTATAAACATCGGAATATTAGATTTACTTAGAGACGGAGAAATAATTATAACAGAAAAAGGTATAGGAAATAGTGGTTTACAGATAGAGTTACTTGAATCACTAGAACCTATAGAATATTCTCCATTTATTGAAAATGAGATTTTAGTAAATGAAATAAAAAAAGATAAACTAAAAGAAATGTTAGAGGTTAGTTACGCAATAGCAAAAAAAGATGAGTACAGACCAATAATAAACAATATATATCTTAAAGGTAATGAGGCTGTTGCATTAGATGGATATAGATTGGCTAAAAGAATTACAGACTTTGAATTACAAGATCAAATATTAATACCACATGAGGCAGTAAAAATATTAAAAAGAATAAAAGAAGATGCTTCTATAAGTAAAGATAATTCTAATAATATAATCTTTAAAGTTGGAAGCTATAATATAAGATTTGAAAATTCAAAAGAAACCTATATTAGATATTGGGATTTAATACCTAAAGATAATCACATTGAATGTATTATTGAAGCTGATACTTTATTAGGTTCATTAAGAAGAATTAATAAAGTAAATAGAGGTGCATATGATTCTAATTTAGTTAGGTTAGAATTAAAAAAAGATAAATTAAATGTCTTAATGAAGAGATTTGATTTAAAGATAAAGGAAACTCTAGAGTGTAAATGTAATGAAGAAATAGATGTAGGATTTAATTCAAGATATTTGGCTGATGCATTAAGAGGAGTAAAAGGAGAGATAAAAATAACTCTTAAAAGTCCAATTAGTCCAGCAATAGTGATAAAAGAAAATAAAGAAGATTTAGTTTTACCAATAAGAATTGAGCAGCGTAAAGAGAGGGATAAATATTAGTAAATTAGTTCTAAAAATAAAAGGATTATTAGGTTTTTGTCAATGTGTTAATTGTTGGCATAGAGCAGTAGCAGAAATGGAAATAAAGCCAATAAATAAAAAGTTAAATGTATGTGAGAAACATATGAACAATATCATAAATGATTCAGTTCTGAAAGAGATAATTGTTGAATTAGAGGAGGAATAAAAGATGAATGGAATTAGCGTTGTTGAATTTCAGAAAGGTTTTCCTGAAATAAATTTAAAGTTAATGAAAGAAAATATCAAGTTATACGATTTAGCAATTATAACTTTATATACTATAGAAAGTGAAAGAGGATTTAAGGTTAAGAAGATAGGTAAAACAGGAAGAAAAGGAACTAAAGTTACTTTTGAACCTATTAAAAATAAGGAAGACTTTGATGAATATTTAGATAAATTAAAATTAATGTTGGATGAATATAACCAAAAGTATGAGACAAATTATACTGCTTATCTTCCTGAAAAATAGCAATCAGTAATCAAATAAGTTTCTTTGATAAACCTAAAATAAAGTTACTGGAGGATTGGACAAGGCTCCATCCTCTATTAACTAAAAAAGCGATACGGAGAGGTGTTGAAAATGGAGAGAAAAGAATTATTTACCTCAATAGAGGTTAAATTTTATGATTTTAGTGAGTTTGAATATTATGCATTGGTTGTAGCTGAAAATCAAGAAAATGCAATTAAAGGATATACAGAAGTTGTTGCTGATATAGAAGATGAAGATTTAGAGCCTAGAATAATCACTAGAAAAGAAGCTTTAGAAAAATATAAAAAAGGTGAAATTGAAGGTTGTGAAACTGTACAAGAAAAAGTACAAGATTTTTATAAGGCGTTAAGTGAATTTAGAAATCCATTAACAAATGGAGGAGATGAATTTCTGGTATTACTAATTGATGGATCATTACTATAGAAAGATAGAGGTTAAAGATGAAGTTTTATTGTAAGCATTGTTTGTATTGTGAACAAATGGGGAGACAAAATAGCACCTGGAGTAGTGTGGGGAGAAAAAGATATTATTGTAAACATGAAGATATAAGTAACATAAGAGATAAACATGGATTTTTAATAGATGGATTTGTAGGATTCGGTGAAAATAATTGGAAAAGTCCATTAGTTTTAAAAACAAGTCCTAGATGGTGCCCAAGAAAAAGGAGGGTTAAAGATGTCGGTTCAATGTAAGAATTGTAGGAATTGTCATGTTTTTTATAAGGAAAAAAATCAATATAGTTGTAGCAAAGGGATTTCAACAAGAGCGTTAGTGAATGTAAATAAGCAAAGAGAGTGTATGTATTTTATAAAGAAGGTGAAGTAATGAAAGTATTATTTGATTTAAAAGAATTTATTGAGGATAAGGAATTAAAATATATCAAAAATGCTAGGGTAGTAGCATATGAGAATAAAGGTGTTTTCTTTGAAATTGAAGCTAGTGAGGATTTGAAGAATTTAACAGAGGATGACAAAATAGCATTAATTATTTGTATAAGAAATGCTATTTCAATGAATGAAAGATTAAATAGTCTATTTAAAGATATACCTTTTGTAGTTAAAGAGGTGAAGTAATTGGAAGTATTAGAAGGACAAGTTAGTGTGTTCGATATGCTTAAAAAGAAAGTTCTTAAAAGGACTAAAGAGTATGAGATTATTAAATATGGTGAAGTATATACAATACATTTCTTTGATAAGAAAGATAGATCTAAATGCAGAGTAACTAAGAACTTTGAATATGTTAAGAGATATCTATAAGGAGGAAAATAATGAGATTTATAGTTAATAAAAAAATATTTGATACAGAAAAAGCTAAGCTTGTGGTTAGTTATGAAAGACAAGAGTCTTATAGAGGTGTTCCTAGAAAAAGAGAACTGTACAAGACACAAAGTGGTAAGTGGATTGAAGTAGATGTAAATAATTTAATATGTGAAGAAATAAAAGACGAAGATGTTAAAAACATATTTTTAAGATTAAATAATATAGAACTTTATGAAAAGTATTTTGAAAAACTAGAGGAGATATAGTAAGTTAGGAGGAAATATGGAAAAGTCAGTATTCAAAAAAACAGAAGGAGCTTTATATAGATATTTTAAATATAAAAAGAAAATATATCGTTTAAAAGAGAGAGTAGGATATTTAGAAAATAGATTGATTGGAATAGAAAAGGATATAAAAAATGCTAATGTAACTATAGATTATTATCAAAATGGAATTGGAATGTCGGAAAGAGTTCAAACATCATCTAATGGAATAAGTTTTGCAGAAAGTCAAATATGTAAGGAAATAGGAAAGTTAGAAAGAGAACATATAACTATTACAAAGAAAATATTTAGAATAAAGGCTGATATTAGATATTTAAGTGATTATGTAAGCAATATGGAGTTAAATTTAACCACATTAAACGAAGAAGATAGAAGATTTATTGAATTAAAATATGGTGATGAAAAATCTATACTTGCTATTTCACAAAGTTTAAATATAGCACAAGCAACAGCTTATAGAAAAAGAGAAGAAGTTATTGAATTAGTTGCAGATTTTAAAAATACAATGATGTATATTTCTAAAAATGATAAACATTTGATAAAAGTATGAGAAAATTAAAGAAAATTCAATAGTAAAATTAATATTGTGGACAAGTTAAAGTTTTCATTATTCTCCTTTAAATTTTATACGCATTATTTATTAAGTCAGAAAAGCAAGGTGTAAAAGCCTTGCTAACATGGAAGGTCTCCAGTTGGGTGTGCAAAAGGTGGTTCGAATCCAATGCCTTCCTAATTCTATTTAAAAACTCGTAATATTTCAATAACCCTTTTATACTGTAAAGAAGGATAATTTCTTCTTATAGGAATTAAAAAAAATAATTATTTATCAAAAATAACAAAAAGAGCTGGTTGGTCGTTTGTGATCAGGCTCTTTTTGTTTTGGAAAGGGGGGAGTAAAATATTTGCTACAAAAGCTATAAAGGATAATAAATGTTTAAGTGATATTCAAGAATATTTAAAAGTAAAAAATCCTAGAGATTATATTATTTTTATAATTGGTTTACGTACAGGCTATAGAACACAGGATATAGTTGATTTGAAAATTAAAGACATCAAAAAAGCTTTAAGTGATGGAAGATTTGTAATTAAAGAAAAAAAGAAATTTAGAAATTATGAAACAAGAAAAGAGAATAAAACACCAGGATATTCAAAAGAACCTAAGCCAAGAGTTGTTGAATTTAGTAAAAGAGATGTTTTCTATAAAGTGTTATCTAAATATGTAGAAGGAAAGCCAAATTATGATTATGCATTTAAAAGTCAAAAAGGTGATCATATAAAAGTTGATAGCTTTGCTAGAAATTTAAAGGTAGCTGGAGAGTATTTTGGTATTTATAATTTAGGAGCACATACTCCAAGAAAAACATATGGATATAATTTATATATTAACAGTGATAAAGATATAGTTCTTGTTAAAAATGCATTGGGACATTCTTCAATTGCTATAACAGAGAGATATATAGGAATTGAAGAAGAGTTTATAAAGGAATGTAGTGAAGGATTAGAGAACTTGATTTGTATTTAATTAAGAAAAACTATAAAATACCAGATTACAAAGAAACACAGTATTTATGGTAGAAAATTAAGCGTGTATATATAGTAGAAATTTTTTTGAAAATATTAAGGATATTAGGTTATAGACGGAGTTTTTTAGGGTAAAATACGAACAATAATTTATAAAAATATATAACATTCGTGTAGAAAACGGTATGAAATTGAGGTGTTTTTTTGAATAAAAAAATAAAAAAAAGAAAGAGAGATAAGCTTAATTTTAAGAAAGCCTATACCAAAGAAGAAAGATTGTTTATAAAACAATATCCAAGATTATGTTTTATATGTTTTAAAGAAGGCATATCGAGGTTAGAAATTAAAAGAGCTTTTGTTAGAGAAGAAAGAGTGCTTGATTATTATAAAAGTGTAGCTAAAGGAGAAAGAGAGATTTTTTATCGTGGGGCAATAGCTGGAGGAGCAAAAGGGATTTTAATAGGATTAAATAATGGGAGGAATTGTAATGAAAGATAGAGAAGAAATTATTAAACTAAGAGATATGTATTTAGATTTAGCAGAACTATGTGATGAGCTTATTAATATATCTGATAGAGCTGAAAAAGGTGAAGATGTTGAAAAAGAATTAAATGAAGTAATAGGAAGTATAGTTCTTAAAACTATGTTTATACAACAAATGAGTTAAATGATTTAAGGAGGATATTAAATATGTATTATTTATGGAAATGTAAAAGATGTGGTTCAGTAGAAAGGAATCCAAGATTTGATATGATTACAGGGGAGAAAAGATGTGCTAAGTGTACTTGTTCAATGGTACCATTTGAAGAAGTATGGAATAGTGAGAATGATAGACTCATTACTGAAAAATTAGGAGTAAGTCTTCTGAGGGGAGATGGAACTATTAAAACATTTAATGAGCTTATAGAAGATATAAGAGAGAAATTTGTAGATGAAAAAGAAACTGTTATTAATTTAGAGTGCGATATTTCAGAAGGAGTTGAGCAGATGATAGATATGTTTGAGTCTATGAATAGTGGTATAGTTATTACTGCTGAAGAAGAAAAAATATTATTTGTACAGGCTAAATCTCCTATGAAAAAAGAAGATATAGAAGAAGAACAAAAAAGATTGCAAGAAGTAACAGGAATGAAGGTATGCATATTAAAAGCAAACTTTTCTTATATTGGAGTTGAGTAATAATATGAGGTATAAAGATGGTTTAGAAATAATTTTACCAACGTTTTTAAGAATTAATCAAGCGATAGAGCATGGACATACTTCGATTGTTTTAATTTCAGATAACAATATATCAGCAAGATGTTACTTAGAAACTATTCATGAAGGTTTAGAGAGAACAGGATATATAGGAAAAGTAGAAAAAATATCTATATGTAGAAATATTGGTGATATTTCAGTTGCAGAAAAAAATAAAGATAATACTTTGATTATTCTTTGTGGACAATGGTATAGAAATAAAATGTTTCTCTACCAAGGAGTTTTAAAAGCAATGAGTAGGCTAATGACTGAGAGTTTACCAGAGATACCAAGCAAAGTATTTAATCGCTCAACTGGTGAAGTTGAGCATATAAGTAGTTGGTATGGAGATAAATCAAATGGCTAGAGAGTTTGCTAAAAGTTTTTATAATAGTAAAGCATGGAAGGATTGTAGAGAATATATATTCCGTAAGTTTCATGGTTTATGTGTGGAGTGTGGTAAACCAGGGGAAGAAGTACATCATATAGAACATATAACTCCATTTAATATTAATGATCCAGAAATAACTTTAGGGGAAAACAATTTAATATTGTTATGCAAAGATTGTCACTTCAATAAGCATAGAGAAAGTAATCCATTGTCAAATAACTTTAAAAGAAATAGAGTTACGAGCAATGGTTTTTATTTTGATGAAACTGGTAACTTAGTTCCTATAAAGAAATATATTGTGTATGGTTCTCCAGCATCAGGCAAGACAACTTATGTTAAAGAGCATAAGACTATTGGTGATTTAGTTATAGATTTAGATTTAATAAAGCAAGCCATAAGCATGGAAGGTAGAACAAATGATACTGACAATCTATTAGACTTAGCAATAGGAATAAGAGATTATATCTACAAGAGAATAGAGAACAATGATATAAACACTAAAGCTATTTGGATAGTAGCTTCACTACCTAAGAAGGAAGAGAGAGAAGCACTAAGAGATAGGTTGAACGCAGAGTTAATATTCATAGATAAAAATATAAATGAATGTTTAGATAATGCATACAACGATACAAATAGAAAAGATAAAACTTTACAGAAAAAAATAATAGAAAAATGGTTTGCCAGTTACAAAGCGTAGCCCCCCCATAAAATTTTTCTGGGGGGATCCTAAAAGACCGTCGGAGTTTGACTTTAATTTTCCCCAACATGAAATTTGAAAATGGGAGGGGGGGTAGTTTTTGGAACAATACGAACATTTACAAAAAGAAAAAAATATAAAAAAAGAATTTAACAGATTAAAAAAAATATACAAACAGTTCACTCCAGATAAATTACCAGCTATTGAGGAGCTAATAAGAAACGCTGCTTTTATGAAAGTTATGCTAGAGGAGTTCAGAGAAACATTAATTAAACATGGAACAACCGAACTTTTCAAGCAAGGAAAGCAAGAGATAACTATAGAAAGGCTTGAATCTAAACAATACTTACCATATATTCAGAGATATACGGTAGTTATGAAAGAGTTAATAGGATTGTTACCTCCTAGTGAAGCTAAAAAACAGGAAGATGAATTAACCAAGTTTGTTAACAGGAAAAAGGAACGAAAAAAATAATGACATACATTGAAGAGTATTATAACAAGATTATGTCTGGTGAAATAGTTGCTTGTAAAAGAATAAAGCAAGTTTATTCTATGCTAGTTGATAAATTACATCATCCTGAAAAATATGAGCCTTGGGTTTTTGATGAAGAATGTGCAAATGACCCAATAGAATTCATAGAAACTTTTTGTAAGCAGGCACAAGGAGATTTAGGAGCACCACTTGAGTTAATGCTATTTCAAAAAGCTAAACATCAAGCTGTATTTGGATTTGTTCATAGAAATACCTTAATGAGACAATATAGAGAAGTCTTAGATATTAGAGGTCGTAAGAATGGAAAAACAACAGAGCTTGCTTGTGATGAATTATATATGCTTGTTGGAGATGGTGAAGGTTCTCCAGAGGTATATAATATTGCTACTAAATTAGAACAGGCTAAAAAAGGTTTTAATGAATGTTGTAAAATGATACAACAATCTCCGTCATTAAGTAAACATCTTAAAAAAAGAAAGTCAGATATTTATTTCCCTTTGAATTATGGAAGTTTACAAGCACTTGCCAGTAACTCTAATGGTTTAGATGGATTAAATTCTCATATGGTTACTATTGATGAGTTGGCAGCTATAAAAAATCGTGATATATACGATTTGATGAAGCAGTCAATGTCTTCAAGAAGACAACCATTATTAAATTGTATAACTACTAATGGATTTGTTAGAAATGGAATATTTGATGCACAGTATGAATATGCGTGTAAAGTTTTAGATGGTAAAGTCAAGGATGATAGATTCTTGGCTTTTATTTATGAACTTGATGATAGAGACGAGTGGGATAAAGAGGAATGTTGGATTAAAGCAAATCCAGGGCTTGGAGTTATCAAAGGCTTTGATTATTTAAGAGATTTTGTAAATAAAGCAAAAGCAGATCCTGCATTTAAACCAACTGTAATGGTTAAAGATTTTAATATGAAAGAGAATTCAGCTACAACATGGCTAAGGTGGCATGAATTAAACAATGAAGAAGTATTTGATATTAAATCTATGGGATTCAGATATGGAATAGGTGCTTTTGATTTAGCTGAAACAACAGATTTAGCAGCAGCTAAGGTTTTATGTATGAGACCTAATGATGAAAATATTTATGTTATTTCTATGTACTTTATTCCAGAAGAGAAATTAAATAAAGAGGAAGATAACAAGGATGGAGATAGTGTTCCTTATAGGCTTTGGGAAAAGCAAGGGTTATTAAGAATTTGTCCAGGGAATAAAGTTAATAAGTATCATATGCTTGAATGGTTTAAGGAAATGAGAGATGAATTTGATATTTATATACCGTGGATAGGATATGATCCTTGGCATGTTGATGATAGTTTAGAGGAAGCTTATAAAAATGAATTTGGAAGAGACTCTATGATTGTTGTTAGACAAGGAAAGCTTACATTAAGTTCTCCAATGAAAGAATTGAAAGCAGATTTAGAAGCTAATAGAGTAGTTTATAATAATAATCCAATAGATAAATGGTGTTTATCTAATATGGAAGTACAGAGCGACATAAACGGAAATATACAACCTGTTAAAGGTATGGACTCAAGAAAGAGGATTGATGGAGGAGTTGCTTTAATAATAGGTTACGTAGTTCTGAAAGATAAAATGTCAGAGTATGAAAATATGATTTAGAAAGGAGGTTGAAAATGGGAATTTTTAAAGGGTTAAAATTTTTCAATAAGTCATCATCGGCAACAAGGTTTCAACTAATAACTGAAAAAGGTAATGGATATTATTCATGGAATGGTAAATTATATCAAAGTGATATAATAAGGGCTTGTATAAGACCGAAAGCAAAAGCAGTAGGAAAGTTAGTAGCAAAACATATAAGGAATAATAAGGTTGAAGGTTTTGATGTTAATCCTGAACCTTATATAAGATTTTTACTTGAAGAACCTAATCCATATATGACAGGGCAATTAATGCAAGAAAAAATTACAATACAATTACAATTGAATAATAATGCTTTTGTATATATTCATAGAGATGAATTTGGTTATCCAATGGAGTTATATCCAATACCAGCAAGTGCAGTAGAAGCTATTTATGATAAAGAGGGTTTATTGTATTTAAAATGTATTATGGATAATGGAAAAATAGTTACATATCCATATTCAGATGTAATACATTTAAGACAAGATTATAATTCAAATGATATATTTGGTGAATCTCCACATATGGTATTAAAACCATTGATGGAGATTGTAACAACAACAGACCAAGGTATTGTAAAAGCAATTAAAAATAGTGGAATAATAAAATGGTTATTAAAGTTTAATCAAACTTTAAGACCAGAAGATTTAGAAAAAGAAACAAAGAAGTTTACTGAAAGATTTCTTTCTATTGAAAATTCTGGTGGAGCTGCTGCAACTGATGCAAAAATGGATGCTAAACAAGTTGATCCTAAAGATTATGTACCTAATGCAGTACAAATGGAGAAAACTGTCCAGAGATTATACTCTTATTTCAATACAAATGAGAAGATAGTCCAGAGTAAATATGATGAAAATGAATGGAACTCTTACTATGAAAATGAAATTGAACCTTTAGCAATGCAACTAAGTAATGAATTTACTAGAAAATTATTTACCAGAAGAGAAAGAGGATTTGGAAATAAAATTATATTTGAAGCTTCTAATCTACAATATGCATCAATGAAAACTAAACTTGCTCTACAGTCTATGGTTGATAGAGGAGCTATGACACCAAATGAATGGAGAGAAACAATGGGATTAGCACCAGTTGAAGACGGAGATAAGCCTATAAGAAGATTAGATACAGCTGTAATTGATGATAATACTACGAAAGGGGGTGAAGAATAATGGTAATTATAGAGATAAAAGGTGATATTATTGAAGATGATAGTCAATGGATTTATGATTGGATAGGATGGAGCTATACGAGTCCTAAAAATGTAATTAATAAATTAAAAGAAGCAAATGGTCAACCAGTTACCTTAAAGATAAATTCACCAGGGGGAAGTGTATTTGCTGCAAGTGAAATTTATACTGAACTTAGAAATTATACAGGAGATGTTAATATTCAAATTGTAGGATTAGCAGCAAGTGCAGCAAGTGTAATTGCTATGGCTGGTAGAAGCTCAATGTCACCAACGGCTCAACTTATGGTACATAATGTATCAACCAGAGCAGGTGGAGATTATAGGGTAATGGAACATACAGCAGAGATACTTAAAAATGCAAATGATACTATTGCAAATGCTTATATTGCAAAAAGTGGAATGACAAGAGAAGAAGCCTTAGAATTGATGGATAAGGAATCTTATTTATCAGCACAAAAAGCAAAAGAGTTAGGGTTAATTGATGAAATTATGTTTGATAATATGCAAAGTAGATTAACTAATAATGTTAATTTAGGATTATATAATTCCCTTTCATCAATTCCAGAAGAAATTTTAAATTTAATTAATAAATCAAGTAATCAACCTATTATAAAAGAAAGTAATATGGTTGATATTTTTATGCAACAAAAAGCTCAATCAGAATTAGATATTTTAAAACTTGGAGGTATAAAATAATGAATAAAGAAAAATATTTATCACAAAGAAACACGTTATTAGAAGAGGCACAAGCGTTAATAGATGCTGGGGATTTTAAAGCATTTAATGAAAAGAAATCTGAAATTGAAAAATTAGATGATGATTTTGAAAATGCAGCAAGAGAACAAGCGAATCTTAATGCATTAAAGGAGAATTCTAAAATAGTAGATATTAAAAATCAAGGAACTGGTGTTATATATGGAACAAAAATAGATTCAACAAATAATGCACAAACAGAAGATATTTTAAATTCTGTAGAATATAGAAAGGCATTTATGAATTATGTTATAAACGGAATACCAATTGATGGTCAATTTAAAAATGAAGCTGGACCAACAAAAAAATCAGATGTAGGAGCAGTTATACCTGAAACTGTATTGACAAAAATTATAGAAAAAATACAAGCAACAGGAATGATATTACCTTTAGTAACTAGAACATCTTATCAAAGTGGTGTCTCTATACCTACATCTTCAGTTAAACCAGTTGCTACTTGGGTAGCAGAAGGGGCTACAAGCGAAAAACAAAAGAAATCAACAGGGACAATTATTTTTGGAGCTTATAAACTAAGATGTGCAGTATCTAATTCTTTAGAAGTAGAGGTTATGGCATTACCTATTTTTGAAAGTACTCTTATAAAGAACGTAGCAGAAGCAATGGTTATAGCTTTAGAAACAGCTATATTAAAAGGAACTGGTTCTGGTCAACCTAAAGGTTTATTAAAAGAAACTGTTGAAGAGGGACAAAATATAGAAATAGCTAGATCAGAATCACCTGAAATTGAACAATTGGAAAATGCAGAGGCAGCATTACCTTTAGCTTATGAAAATGGAGCAGTTTGGTTAATGACTAAGAAAACATTTATGAAATATGCTTCATTAAAAGATGGTTCAGGTCAACCAATTGGAAGAGTGAATTATGGTATAGCAGGGAAAATTGAAAGAATGTTGCTAGGAAGAACTGTTATATTAAATGATTACATGGATAGTTATGTAGATACACCAGATTCTGATATAACTGTAGCAGTATTATTCAGAATGGAGGATTATATATTAAATACAAATTATGATATGGGAATAAAGAAGTATGAAGATAATGAAACTGATGATATTGTAACGAAAGCTGTTATGTTAGCTGATGGTAAAGTTGTAGATAAACATTCATTGGTTACTATAACAAAGAAAAGCTCTTAAAATTTAGGAGGGATTTAGCCCTCCTTTGTTTTTAGAATGGAGGGGAAATATGTTAGAAAAAGTTAAATTAAGTCTAAGAATAAAAAGTGATGCTTTTAATATAGAAATATTGGAAATGATAGAAGCTGCTAAATTAGATTTAAGTATTTCTGGAATAAAGAAAATAAATGAAGCTGATCCATTGATACAACAGGCAATAAAAACTTATTGTAAAGCTAATTTTGGTTTAGATAATAAGGATAGTGAAAAATATCAAAAATCATACAATATGTTAAAAGAACATTTAAGTTTATGCGGTGATTACAATGTGGGATAATATTTGTTTTTTAGGCGTAGAAAAAGAAACAGAAAATGATATAGGGGATTCAGTAATAGATATTGTTTATGACAAAGAGATTTTTTGTAAAGAAAAGTCAGTTAAAGCAAGTCAATTTTATCAAGCTCAAGCTTTAGGATTAAAGCCAGAGATAATTTTAGAAATAATGATTGCTGATTATAACAAAGAAAAGTATGTCAAATTTGAAGATGAAGAATTTAAAGTTTTAAGGACATATAAAACTTCATCTGAAAAAATTGAATTAACTTTAGTGAGGGGGATTAACGATGGGAATTCCTAAAAGTGTTATTAAAATCAATAAAGGTAATGTTAAATTTATTAGCAATGTAGATAGAGTTAATTATACATTAAATGAATTAACGAGAGCAGCTTTAAGAGATACTGGTAAATTTATATGTAATGTTTTTAGAAACATGTACTACAGTAAATTTAAAAAGAAAAAAGGTAGAGTAGGAAAGTTTACTCAATATTGGGTTAGACGAAAAGATAGTGATTTACAAGTTGGATTAAAACCTAATGCCTTTTATGGAGGATTCCAAGAGTTTGGTTCAAGTAAAACTAAAAGATTAGGATTGTTGACTAAAGCAGTACAAAGTAATTTACCTAAAATAATAGAAATACAGTCAAAGTATTTAAGTTCTCTGGAGAATGAAGCTCAAGCCTTAGCTTTAATAGATGAAAAAGAGCAAAAAGGAGGAGCTGATAGTGAGTAAAACTATAGAATTAAGAAAACTTATAGTTAAGCTTTTAAAAGAGGTTAATAAAAGCGTTTTTTACGAAAATGCAAATGATAAAGCTGAATATCCATATATAGTTTATAACTTAGATAATATGAATACAGTAAATTATCCTAGGAATGATAGCATACTTACTATTGATGTTTGGGATAGAAATAAAGATACTGTTACGGTTGAAACTTTGGCAGATAAGATTGAAGATATACTGAATATGTTAAATAAACCGAGTGAAAAAAGTTTTCCAACTTTTTATTTGGAAGATAGGATGTCAATTGATGATGAAGATCCTTTGATAAGAAGAAGACAATTAAAATTTAAAATAGAAAATTACTATATAGGAGGTTAATTTATGGCTGCAAAACCACAAAATATTTTATTAGGTTATGGTGTTTTTTTTATTGGAAGTACGCCAATAGGATTAACTCGTGGAGGCGGACAATTCACAATAGAGAAGGAAATAAGGAATATAGAAGCAGATGGAGACAGAGGACCAGTTAAAGATAGAATAGTTCAAGATAAAGCTACTCCGAAGTTAACAATAAATACTCTAGAAGTTATAAGTGAAAATATTCCTAAACTATACGCTGGTATCAAATACACACCTAAGTCTGATGGTGATAAAAATAAAATCAATGGTAAAGGAAAAATAGATTTATCTGATTATAGCGATGAGGTTAAATGGGTTGGCAAGACAAAAGGTGGAAAAGAAGTTGTCATAAAAGTTTTAAATGCGATCAATTTAGAAAATTTTGATTGGACACTAGCAGATAAAGATGAAGTCGTTGCAACATTAACTTATACTGGTTGCTATGAAGAAGATAGTCCAGAAGATTTTGAGCCATGGGAAATTGAATTTGCAAGTTAATTTTTAAAGAAGAGATAATTTTATCTCTTCTTTTTATTTTGAAAAATTAGGAGGAATAATCATGAGAAATTTAAATTTTGGAGATGCTTTTCAATTAGCAAGAATAATAAAGAAGTTAAAAATAAAGGATGAGTTAAAAGAGATTTATTCCAATATAACAGAGGAAAGCAACAAAATGGAAATTGGAATGGATTTAATGTATACAATTTTTGATAAGGCTACAGAAAAACAAGCAGAGCAAGAAATATATAAATTTTTAAGTAGACCTTTTGAAGTTAAACCAGAAGAAGTTGAAAAAATGGATCTATTTGAAGTAGTAGAAACCTTTAGCAAAGTTGCTAACTTGGAAGAGTGGAAAAGTTTTTTGAAACAAGTAGTCAAATTGAAATAGTAGAAATTCAGGAGTTATTACTAAGAAGATATTCTAATATTGAATATATTTTAGATTTAGAAATAATAGAAGGCATTGAATTTATAAATAAAGCTTATGAAAAAGAGATAGAGGATAAAATTTGGGAAAAATGGCTTATAGATTATAGATATATGAGCAAGGATAACTTTATTAGTTTTGAAGAATATAAGGAGCACATTATATCTAAAAATATCAATGTTGAATCTACTCTAAGTAAAGAAGAAATATTAAAAGAAGTAGAAGAGATTGAAAGAAAGATATCCCTTAAAAAGGGAGGTGTTAGTTAGTGGAAATTTTTAAACTGTTTGGTTCAATAATGGTTAAAAATGATGATGCTAATAAAAATATAAGTAAAACAGAAGAAAAAGCAGAAGGGCTAGGAAAGAAATTACTTGGCGGAATAGGAACAGCTGCGAAATGGGGAGCTGGTATAGCTGCCGCAGCTGGAACCGCTGCTGTAGCTTTGGGAACAGTTGCTACAAAATCAGCTATGGATTTTCAGGCTCAAATGTCTAATGTTGCTACTTTATTAGATGGCAATGTTAATAAACGTATAGGTGAATTAGGCGAGACAGTAAAAAAGCTATCTATTGATACAGGAACATCAACAGATTTGTTAACAGATGGATTATATCAAGTTATTTCAGCTTTTGGAGATACTGCCGATAGTATGTCAATACTAGAAACTGCAAGTAAAGGTGCAAAGGCGGGAAATGCTTCTGTTACAGATTCGGTTAACTTGTTAGCTGCTGTTACTAAAGGTTATGGTGATACGTCGGCAGAAGCTGCAAGCAAAGCTTCTGACTTAGCTTTTTTAACAGTTAAGTTAGGACAAACTTCATTCCCAGAATTAGCTTCAAGTATGGGAAAAGTTATTCCACTAGCTTCAACTATGAAAGTTAGCCAAGAAGAATTATTTGGAGCTATGGCAACTCTTACAGGGGTAACAGGTAATACAGCCGAAGTTACTACACAGTTAAGGGCAACTATTCAAGGAATGTTACAACCAACAACTAAAATGGCAGATCAAATTAAAAAGCTTGGTTATGAAAATGGTCAAGCTATGATTGAGTCACTTGGGTTACATGGTACGTTAGATAAATTGAAAGAATCAGTAAATGGAAATGAAATAGCATTTTCAGAATTATTTGGTTCTGTAGAAGCTAAAAATGCTGTTCTAGCATTGACAGGAGCACAAGCAGAAAACTTTACAGAAAAAACAAATGCAATGAAAGATGCAATTGGTGCAACAGATGAAGCATTTAGAAGACAAACTGATAATGTAAAATCAAATTGGGCTAAACTTAAAAACCATTTTGATGTAATGATGATTAGTTTGGGAGAAAAGTTTTTACCACTACTTAACAACTTGTTAAAGTGGGTTGAAAGCAAAATGCCATTAATTCAATCTATATTAGAATCTACATTTAATGTTATTGGTAATGTAGTTCAATGGGTAGGTGGAATTTTTGATAACTTTCTATTGGGAGCAGAGAGTGCTTTTGGTGGTTTTATAAATAAAATATCTGAAATGAGCGATGCATTTAACCAATCAATGGAAGAGTTCGACGATTACGGATTAGCATTTAAAAGTATGCTTGAAGTTTTATTTGGACCAATTGGTGATTTACCTATCTTTGAGGAAATAGGAAAAATAATTTCGGCAATAAATGAAATTAAAAATAGGATTTCTAATGGTGAAGGAATTGGAGAAGCTTTCAGAAATGCTTTTGAGTGGAGAGATTCTACAGTTGGTAATACTTTATTAGAATTTATTGATTTTTGTAGTTCTATTTTTGGAAGTGTACAATCTATTATAACTACAGTTATTCAAAATGTAGGTCCAATTATAAGTGGATTAGCTGACATATTTAGTATGGTAATAAGTGCAATGATGACATACTGGCAATCATATGGAAAGCCTATATTTGAATTTATAAAAGAAGCAGTAAATAAGGTTGCAGAAGTATTTAATTACGTGTTTCCAATAGTAGCAAATATATTTAGAGGAGCATGTGAAACATTAAATAATTTATGGGTTTCTATATTACAACCAGTATTTAGTGCGATAATGTCACTTTTAACATCAACATTTTTACCTATTTTTAAAAGTGTTTTTAGTAATGTTGCAGATGCGGTTAAAACTGCATTTAGTTTTATTGGCACACTATGGAATACAACTTTAAAGCCTATATTAGATGGAATTATTAATTTTATAGGTGGTGTTTTTAGTGGAAATTGGAGTCAAGTATGGAATGGAATCTGTCAAATTTTAAGCGGGCTTTGGGGTGGAATAAAAACTGTGTTATGGAGTCCTATAGAATGGTTTTTAAATAAAGTTAGTGGAATTGTTGAATCTATAGTCTCACCTTTTAGGAGAGCAGCTGATGCCATAGGAAATGTGTGGCAAAGTATTCGTTCTAAATTTAAATTACCGCATTTTACTTTAAGTGGCTCATTAAATCCACTTAATTGGTTGGATGAAGGATTACCAAAAATCGGAGTTGAATGGTACGCAAAAGGTGGAGTAATGCATAAGCCTACTATATTTGGTATGAATGGACCAAATGCAATGGTAGGAGGAGAAGCAGGTCCAGAAGCAGTTGCACCAATTGAAACTCTTATGGAATATATAGAGAAAGCGGTTAAAAATGCTTTTGATAAAAGTCAAAGTTTAGTAAAAAATAAAGATTTAAAAGAAAATAATATGATAGTAAATGTATATAGTCCAGATCCATTAACGCCAAGTGAAGTTGCAAGACAAATAAAGAATACTCAAAGAAGAATGTTGTTAGGAGTTTAATATGGCAGCACAAAAAATTATATTTTCAAATAAATTAGGAGAAATTGAATTTAGTAATAAAAGACCTATAATTATTAATGAATTAGATGGATTTAGTGAATTAAAGGCATCTATGGAAACCTCAAAAGCGGTAAAACAAGATGGTGAAACAGTAGATAGTGTGACTTTTGAAACACGTCAATTAGTAATTAAATTTACAATAATGGCTGATACAATAGAGGAGCTATTCAGAATTAGAAGTAAAGTAATAAAAATATTTAATCCTAAAATAAAAAGTCAATTAATATATGATTATGCAGGAATAAAAAGAAAAATTGAATGTAGAGCAGAATCAACACCAGCAATAGTATTAAAAAGTAATACTATTGCGTGTGAAGGTGATATAACATTATTAGCCAATGAAAATCCTTTTTGGGAAGATATATACGAATCGGGTGAATTAATAAGTACATGGATTGGTGGATGGAAGTTTAAATTTAAACTTCCATTTAGTTTTAAAAAACGAGGAGAATCCAAAAAGAATGTATATAATGATGGGCATATTGAAACACCAGTAGAAATAATTTTCAAAGGTCCAGCATTAAATCCTTCAATTACTAATTCAACTACTGGTGAATTCATAAAAGTAGATAGAGAATTAACAACAGATGATATATTATATATAAAAACTAATTTTGGAGAAAAGAAAGTAGAAATAGAAAGGAATGGAGTACGTGAAAATGCATTCCATTATATTGATTTAGATTCTACATTTTTTAATTTAGAGTTAGGTGATAATTTAATTGAATATAGGACAGATAATGATTTAGAGCCACAAAGTGTTGAAATAAGATATAGAAACAGATATATAGGAGTGTAAAGAATGGAACACTATGGATTTTTTAATGGAGACCAGGAATATGGACAAGAAGAGTTTAGCAGATATTTTGACAGTATATATCAATCAGGTATTTCTGTAAATGATGATGGAGAATTATCATTTAATGTGTATGGAGCAGGTAATACACTTACAGTAGGAAAAGGCTTTGCTATTATAAAAGGATTTTATCTTTATAATGATAGTGAAAAAACTATAACTTTAGATAAAGATCCTAATTATGATAGAATAGATAGATTGGTCATAAGGTTAAATATATCTACAAGTAAGGTTAGTTTAGAAATAAAAAAAGGTGTTGCAGGAAGTAATCCAACTGCACCAAGTTTACAAAGAGATAATTTGATATATGAATTAGGTTTAGCAGAGATAAAAGTATATCGTAGTGGTAGTAATTATATAAAAGATGAAAGATACTCATTTAGAACGTGTGGAGCAATCAGACCTAAAAATTTAAGTGAATTTAATGACATGATAAAAGGATTTACTGAACAATTTGAAGTATGGTTTAATTCTCAACAATCTAAAGGATGGAGGCATATTTTTATTCAGGACAATATACCAGATCAAGAAATACCAGGTGCAATATGGATAAAAACACTAACATAAGAATTTTTGATAATAAAATAACTTTTTTAGGAGAAGTGGATAATTACACTTCTTTTTTTATTATCTTAAAATGGGAAACATATGGAGAATTTGAATTTCATGTTACAGCTAAGTATTTAAATATACTTAAAAAAGGCAATTTCATAATGATTAATAAAGATGGAAAGAGATCTGGAGTTATAGAAGAAATAGAATTTGTTAGTGAAGAAAAAGATGAGTTAACTGTAAAGGGATTTACTCTTAATTATTTATTGACACATAGAATTACACAACCACCTACAGGCGAAGCATATCATACTTTTAATACTAATATAGAAAATATAATGTTTAGTTTAGTAAGAGCAAATGCAGTTAATCCTACAGATACAAGAAGGAAAATTCCTTTATTAACACTAGGAAGTAGTAAAGGGAGAGGAGAGATATTAAACTTTCAAACTAGATATAAAGTTCTTTCAGAAGAATTAACTGCATTGAGTAAAACAAGTGGACTAGGATTCTTTATATTTTTAGATTATAAAAATAAAAGACTTGTATTTGAAGTTATGGAGGGAAATAATTTTTCAACAGAGCAGAAAGAAAATCCACCAATAATTTTTAGTAAAGATTTTGACAACATTGTAAAAGAAACTTTTACTGAAAGTAATATAGGTTATAAAAATGTTGGTTATGTAGCTGGTCAAGGAGAAGGTGTGGATAGAGAAATAGTGGTACTAAATAATGAAGTATCAGGCTTTGAAAGAAGAGAATTATTTATTGATGCAAGAGATATAGAAGATGGTGAAAACTTACAAGATAGAGGGAAAGTAAAGCTTGCAGAGCATAAGCAAGTATCAACATTTGAGTGTGAAGTTAATACTAGAGATTATTTAAAAGAATGGAATTTAGGTGACATTGTTACTATAGTAGATAAAAAATTGGAGAAGGTTCAACATCATCAGGTTACAGAAGTAAAAGAAATATATGAAAATGGATTTAAAGTAGAGCCAACTTTTGGAGTGCCAATTCCTTCTTTAGCTGAGAAAATGAAAAAAATAGCAAGAGAATCAATAATAAATAAAGAAGGAATAGAAATGATAGTATCAAATGAAATGCCAGCACATTCAGTTAATGGAATGGTATGGATAAAAGTTTAAGGAGGAAATATGAAAAAAGCAATATACAATGTATTTAATGGTGAAAGTTATGAGGAAATCGCATTTAAAACATTAGCAGCACAAGTATTATTAAGCAATAATCAATACTTACAAGATGTATTAGATAATACACCACTAATTAATGTGGGAAGAGATATATTAAGAGTAGGAATAAATAATTTTTTATATACAAATGTATTAGTAACAGAAGGGGATTTATGGACACAAAAGTATCTTAGAATTAAGGATTGGTATGGAGGAAGTGAGGATGGTAGGTTATGGTATAAACAAGAGAATCATGGACTGTATACTGAAAATGTAGAAGATTTTTATGTTCAGGGAAGTGCTGTTGCTAAAGGTAAAAATGAAACAATTGGAAATGCTACGATATACCATATAGGTGGAGGACTAAGATTAGTTCGTCAAGTGATTAAAACAAGTGCTGCTAATTCTGGGGGAGGTGTTAGTTACACTATACATTTCCCAAAAGCTTGGAATTGGGTACAACCAATATCTTTAGTTAGCCATAATGAGAATAATACAGCATATAATACTTCTGGTTATTGTACTATAGATACTTGGTCAACTACGTATTTAAATGGTGGGTGTTACCAAATGGTAGCAGGAAAACCAACTCAAATAATATTGACTTATTTAGCAGGATAGGAGGACTATATGAAAATTGTAGGTTTTAAATATAATAAGGAAACTAAAATAGTTACGTCATTAATTTTTAAGGATGAAGAAAAATTTATAAATAATGATGAAACAAGCTTAGAAAATGTATTTATAGCAAATGAAAATCAATACGATATAATGCAAGAATTATTTAATATAATAAATGATCCAGAAGAATTAATTTACTTGGAAAGCAGTTTAAACATAAGCCTAAATGAAATATTGGCTAAGAAAATATATTACGATAAAAAAGGGCATTTATCTAATTTAAATAAAAGTGAAGTTATAGACATAGAAGGATTAGAAAGTATAAGTGTATCTTTGGATTTATTCAAGCAAATTGAGGATAAACCGCATAAGTTTAATTTGAAAAAAACTAAAGAAAATAATTTTTATGGATTAAATGATATTAGTTTATTTATAGAATATAATCCATTGGATGTTGAAACATTAAATTTAGATGAGGTAATAAATAAAACTAATAAAAGTTTAGCAGAAACTAAAATAGAATTAATGGAGCAAAAGAATATCAACAATGAATTAATTTCTGAAATAGCTAATTTAAAAATAGAGTTAATGCAAGTAAAGGGAGGTATTTAAAATGAATTTTTGGGAAATGGCTTATAAAAGAAAGGCAATAGATAAAGAAACTTTAAGACAAGCTGTTAAGTGTGAAGCTAATCCTTTTGGTGAGATAACACCAAAAGAATTTGAAGAGATTTGTGGAGAAAAGTTTTAATAAATATGAGGTGATAATATGAAAAAAGAAGAATTACCTATACCACAAAGTAGAAGTGAGGAGTATTTAAATACTATAGCAACAGGGGATTTAAGTAATTTACCGAATGCACCATTAAGTAGAATTGAAAAATATCTTGCTTATATAGCTGAAAATATAAATGTTACTAAAGAAGTTAAGAGAGTTGAGTTAACTTTAAGTGGTGGATTTAAAGTTTCAGTTAAAAGAGTAGGAGACCAAGTTTATATAAATGCATTTAATGCTGCTACTAATGGTCAATTAAGTGGAAATGGAAGTTTACCTAAATGGGCTTTACCTAAAGAAAAATTAGGGTGTTCTATAAGTGCAAGTGGAGCAAATTTTAATGGAGTTTTAACTATAACGCCAAATGGTTATATATATTATTATGTTGCAACTGCTACAAATGAAGTCGGGGTTTATTCGGGAAATTTAGTTTATACAGTCAACTAGAAAGGAATATATTTATGAACAATGAACTATTAGAGCATAAAGTTAATTTGAATGAAAAGAGATTAAATAATCATGCTGATAGAATAGATAAATTAGAACAAAATGATGCAAGAAAGGAAATACAAATAGAAAATTTATGTAGAAGTATAGAAGGGCTTACGCATACGTTAAAATGGGGATTTGGATTTATTTTAACTGCAGTGGTAGGCTTTTTTATTTATGCAATACAAAATCATATATTTAAATAGGAGGTATTTAAAATGATAAACAAAGAGAGATTTAAAAATCCAGTATTTTGGTTTGGGTTATTAGGTGTTATATTTAGTGCTGCTGGGATAGACTTTAATACTTTAACAAGTTGGAATCTATTATTAGAAGCTTTATTAAATATATTATCTAATCCAGTTGCTGTTGTAGCTGTTATAGCTGCTGTAATAGGAGTTTGGACAGATCCAACAACAAAAGGAATAAAAGATATAAAAGAAAATTAATAAGATAATAAATACAAGGTAATTTATTAGACTAAACCTTTTAATATGATGTCTATTAAAACTTATATATACAAGTTTTATTTATAAATAAAACGAAAAGAGGTATTATTATGAATGAAAGAATATATGTAGACGAGAAAACAGTCTTTAATATTAATAATGATAAGTATATAAAAAACATAATAAATGCAATTAATGAAGCAATTAAAAATAAATATCAATTTTTATTATTCAATAACATTATTTATTTTATCGATGATTTAGGAATTGCTCATAAAACAAAAATAAAAATTTCTCATTAATACCATATATTATATGATATTATAATATCGTATAGTATTAATGAAAGGAGAATTTTTATGAATAAACCTATTGTTTTTATTTCACACATAACGGAGGAGAAAGATTTAGCATATAAGGTTAAAGAATTAATTGAAGAAAGTTTTTTAGAAATGATGGAAGTATTTGTTTCATCAGATGGGGAAAGCATTGGAGCAGGAGCAAGATGGTTAGATAATATAACAGATTCATTAAATAATTGTTCTATTGAACTTATATTATGCAGTCCTGAATCAGTAAAAAGACCTTGGGTAAACTTTGAAGCGGGAGCAGGATGGGTAAGGAGTATACCTGTAATACCACTTTGTCATTCAGGAATGAAGCCAGAAAAATTACCTATACCTTTAAATATGCTTCAAGCCATAAATTTAAATGAAGTATCAGGTTTAAAATTATTAGCACCAGTTTTGGCAACAGCTATAAATTCAAGAACTCCTAAAATAGATTTTGGAGACTTTATAGATTATGTAAAGGAATTTGAAAAAAATTATACTTTGGGAAATAGTTTTTTAGAGATGTTTAAAATAATTAATGGACCAACAAAGGAGCTTTTAAATAGTTTAGATAAAAAGGAAGCGATAGGAATAAAGCTAGGATTCCTTGATAATGATATAATTAAAAAGTTAAAATTGTTAGAAGAAGAAAAGTTAAGTGGTTTTATTGAAATAAAGGTTGGTAATTCAGGAATGGTTTTTCCTAAAAGTGGCGGGGCTGTTACTGGTGGAGATGTATTCTTAAAAATAAATGATTCTAGTGTTTTAATAGAAAATAAAAAGTTTTTATTGGACAATCTATAATAAAAGTTAATAAGTAAATTTATAGTTTTAAGCAAGTAGTAATCTACTTGCTTTTTTATTGTTTTAAATTATGTAAAATAAAAAGAAAGAAGGGATTAATATGTCAAAAAATATTAAAAAGATAGCTGTAAGAGGAGGACATAATTTTCAAGCGACAGGAGCTGCAGCATTAATAGGTGAAACGAGTGAAGATAGAAAGGTAAAGGATAGTGTTATAGTATATTTAAGACAAGAAGGATATCAAGTTCTAGATGTTACTCCAGGAAATTGTGATCAAATAACAGATTTAAGATATGGAGTTAATAAAGCAGAAGAGTGGGGAGCAGATTTATTTATCTCAATTCATTTTGATAAAACTTATGATAGTTATAATGGAGCTTTAGGAACTGGAACATGGATTTATGGTACTGGTGGAAACGCTGAGGTTTATGCTAGAAGAATAGTAAATTCAATTGCTAGTGGTACAGGTTTAAAAAATAGAGGAGTAAAAACGAATTCTAAATTATATGAATTAAGAAATACTTCTATGCCAGCAGTAATTGTAGAAGTTTGTTTCTGTGAAGCTACAACTGACGTAGCAATATATAAAGATAAAGGACCTAAGTTAATAGGTGAATTAATTGCAGAAGGAATTTGTAACAAGGATATTCATACAGATAATACTCCAAGTTTAACTCCACAAGATTCAGTCTCATTAGATGGATTTTATGAGAGTTCAGAAACGAGAACAAATGCTACCATAGTTGGTGAGGGAAGAGTAGAGGTTTTAAATAAAAATTGTCAACCAATTCCAAATAGATATATAGATAGTTTAGATAGAATTTTTGTATTAGGAATATATCCTTCACTTAAATTTATAGAGGTAGTATATCCAGCTAGTGGTAAAATGTATCATGCTTATATAGACATTGAAAACTATAACAGAATATCATTCGATTATCACTTTGGATATCATAATGATGGTGGAGATACTTATGTGTGGTGGAATAGTGATGATGTAAATGAAAAAGAGCCAGATGAAATATTACTACCTAATTATAAAGGTTCACCAATGTATAGAACTAATGGTTGGTTACGTATAACATTTTATCGTGCTGACGGTAATCCAAGTGATGGTTATGTCCGTTACGAAGGGGAGCAAACAGAAAGATTTTATAAAAAAGGGGAAGTAGTAAATGTTAGAACTTCTCTAACTGTAAGAAAAGGTCCAGGAACTAATTATTCTAATATAGGAAGTTTAGAGCCTAATGAGAATGTAGATATTTTAGAAATGATAGGAGAATGGTACCATGTAGAATATAACACTAATAAGGGAAGAAAAAGAGGTTATGTAAGTGCAAAATATATTAAAGAAGTTTAGGTAGTTTTACATTTTTATAAATTATGGTAATATGTAATAAAAAATATTAAAGGGATTGAAAGTTTATGAAAGTAGGATTTAGGAAACCAAATCTAAAAAAGAGTCTTAAAGCTAGAACTATGGGAAGAATGAAGAGAAGGCTAAAAAGAAGTATAAATCCTCTTTATGGTAAAAAGGGAATGGGATATATAAATAATCCTAAAAAAGCAGTTTATAATAAGATTTATAATAAAGCTACTATAGGAGCTAGTTTAGGAGACTTTGAAAGGTCCACAGGAGTTTATAAAAAAGGATTTTTTACAAATGTACTTCTATTAATTACATTTCCTTTATGGATAGGATTTTATATAGTGTATTGGTTATTTAAATTAGTATATTTAATGTTTAAATGCTTCTATAAATCAATACAACCAACAACAAAGTTTGTAAAAGAACAAAAAGAGAAGTGTTAGGATTTATTAATTTATCCTAATACTTCTCTTTTTATATAGTGTTTTAATAACCGTAGGCATTATTATTATATGCATTAAAACACTATATATTATTTAATTCTTTCTTTTTTTTATAAAAGATAATATTTTCCTTATTATAATTATAATTATAGGTATAAAAAATATTATTAGCAGTATATTAATAATATCTAAAATTAAACTCATAATTGAACCCTACTGTATATTTAAATTATATTGAATTTGCATGGAAATATTGTTTTCCTTTTACAGTTTGTGAATGACTATGAACTTTTATAACGTTACTTACTCCTGGGATTGGTACAGTTATATAATGATCTATTATATAGTCATAGTCTAAAGTTATTGTTTTTGAATAATGTGTTACAGAAGCACTTCTTTTTCTAACAGTTCCCAATTTTTTAAATCCATTACTAGATGCTTGTGTTATTGATGAACTTGTAGCTGAACTCCAAAACTTATCTCTACCTTTTGAGTACCAATTTCCAGATACAGAATACTTAATTTTTAATCCACTACTTATTTCTTGAACACGAGTTAGTGTTGCAATAGCTCTTGGAGCCCCCACAGCTCTTGGAGATAAATTATATGTTATGGTATCATAAGTTTTAGCATCTGACAA